GCAGCAGTAACGTTTCCGTCCTTAATCTTAGTTGTTGTAACTGCATTTGCTGCTAGTGCAGCCTCTGCAACTCCGCCTTCGCTAGCTACTAATGAAACTCCATTTACCTTAACTCCTCCACAGTCTATAACCTGTTTTGTATGAAATCTATCACTCATTTTATTAATTCTAAAATATTAACTAATCTATTTTCCCCCATTTACCCGTGAGGTCAACTTAGTCTCTCGGGTTTGGCGGAGTTATACTCCCCCGCCATGAGTGTTGTCATTGGACTATCCAATGATTTTACAACTTAGTTAGGATGTGTAAGTACTACCATCACCTGCGCTACCTACAATTCCGTACCAGCCCGAAATACCGTATGCGTATACGTCTGCTACCTTAGCATACATAACGTCAGTATCTTCATCTTCCCATGCTTTAACTTCAAAGTTCTGAAGCTGTTTAAACTTCAAGAGCTTCTTAGCAAATGATGGGTCAATTAAGAAGTATCTCTTGTCGTAAGTTACCCTGTCAGTAGAAGTTGTTTCACCTCTATTGTAGGCAAATCTCCATGAGATATATGGGTTAACCAACACGTCTACATTCCTACCTTTGAAGTAGTTTACTGATTCGTCTACACTTCCAGGAATCTTATCACACTCTGCTATCTGTAATGCTACCTCCCTATTATAAGGAGTTACCATTAACATAAGCTTACTCTCTAGTCCGATGTTAAGAGGAATACCCTTGTTGGAGAATACCTCATACATAACATCTTCTAAATCCTTTAATGCGTCATAAGAAAGTTCGTCCTGAACTCCGTCCAAGAATGTGTTTCTCTGAGCTGCTCCACCATCCTTTCTAGGATGCTGAACAGATATAAGTGGCATTCCGTCTCCGTATGTCACTGTAGGGTCAAATGCTTTTCTAAATACTGAGAAGGCATTTATATCTCTACCCTGAGCTGCTTTTCTAGCAAGCTCTCTTGACATTTCCTCAGCCTGAGCGATACTATACTGGTCTACTTTGTTAAGTAAACTAGAAATAGCCATCTTTCTCTTATAAGTGTTAAGCTCATATCTCCATGTGTACCCTATTAAGAGTTCATCTTCTGGAGATGATGCTGACTCACCTACCTGCTCTGGATAGTCAATCCCAGACCAACTCGAATCATCCTCGTAAAGTCTATTTGTGGTTTCAACAGAGAAAACCTTGTTTAACAATGTTTTAATCATTGCTGAATCTGCTTCCTCCTGAATCCAAACCTCTACTCCTGGTGCGGTTAGTTCTGGATATTTTGTTGTTATCATAGCCATTGCTATCTAAAAATCAAAATTAATTATTAAGCTCCTACGTTTCCGTTACTCTGGTTTTCAACCAATTTAACATCTACGAAATTACCTTTTCCAGGCTGTCCTACAATTAAGAACTGTAGTTGACTTGTTGAGGTATTGCTCTCGTCGAGTTTTCTCTCGTCTGTGGTTAATACGTCTATGTAGTAACCTACCTTATTAGAACCGGCTGTGGTTCCTAATGCTGCATCAGCCTCTGCTCTTATTACGTCTCCAGGTAATATTGGTTCGACTAAAGCCTGAACCTTCTTGTCGGTTTCATTGTCAGCAGCAGCGGTATATGAAACACCGTCTACCAAAGTACCATCGTAATCTCCTGAGAGAGCATTCTCTAATGGTGTGCTACCACCAAAAGCTACAAACCCTCTACAAATTCCGTAGATTAGGTCTGAAACTGCGTCTGCTCCGTCTACCCCACCAGCAACTACTTTAACAGGACCACCGTTAAATACGGTTGCACTGTTTATTATTAGCCACTTTTCAAGAGGTCTACTTGATGCACCATCTGCATATTTTATAATTTTCATTATACAAATGTGTTAAATTATCTATTTCTTTGTGCCAATCTCTCGGCGTATTTTCTTCTTAACTCATTGACTGCTTCTCCTTTGAGTCCCTTTCTCTGGGCTTCTGCTTGGATGAATGCCTCGTCTCTGGGCGGAAGCTTTATTGTCTCTTCAGACCTGGCACTTCCACCAGCAATTCCTCGGCTTATTCCACCAACCATAGTGTCCCGGACCCCCTCGTTATAGCCCTCGTCTATGAGTGATTCAGGTTCTAAAAGTCTCTTTCTTGCAACTGCCAAAGCCTCAGCAGGTTTGTAGCCAAACTCTTGGTCTAACATTGCCGCCGTTGCTCTTATAGATTCCTGTACTAGTGGAGGAAGTTTTTTATTCTCCTCTCTACTAAAGAATTCTCTAGTTGCATTAGCCTGTTCTTCCCATCTCTCTCTTTCTTGAGAGTCCAGTCTGTTCATCCATGCCTGCCTGACAGGGTCTTCCTGTCTAGGTATCTGGTCCAAGGATGGAGCTGGCGTACTGCCGGTTTGCTCTGTTACCGCATTTTTGTCCTTATTAAGGAGCTTAGAAGGTGCTATCTGAGTATCATAGATATTCATATAGTACTCCTTTTCCTGCGGAGAGAGCCCTTGCTCATTGATAAACTCCTCGTAAGTTTCTCTTGTTTTAGTGATTTGAGCTAAAAGCCTTTGCTGATGTTCCTCAGCTAATTGTTTATACCTTTCAGCCTCCTCTTTTAAACGAGCCGCCTCTTTGGAGCTATCACTGTACCTTTTCTTCCAGTCTACGTTTTCGACTTCTTGAGATAAATTAGCATTTTCCTCGTTACCACTCTCAAGTGTGGAGGAGGACTCTGTAGTGGCCTCTGGAGTTACTGTTTGTTCAACAGAGTCCATGGCCTGCTTTTCTACTTCTGCCATTTTAATTTGTTAAAGAATTTAATTGTCC